ATACTGCTGATCCCCCATCTTTTTGAACATTCGCTACTAATTGAGAAGCTAAAAAAGACTTTCCAACATTAGTTGCTCCATATAACATACTAAATCTTTTCTTTGGTATTCCCCCACCTACTAATTTATCTAATTTAGGCACTCCAAAAGAGATTCTTTCATAATTAAATACTTTATCATCCCCTATTTTTAAATCTATTTTAGGGTTTGCTTTTTGTAATCTTTCAAATAATTTATCGTTATCCATTTTAACCTTTTTTTGAATTTCTTTTTCTTATATGTTCAGCCCAAGCCATTAATAGAGAAGCTCCCTGTACAACTTCTGAATATAAAATATCTTGAGACTCTTCATCATCAACAATATCATACATTTTATGTACTATTCTAGAAGTAATGTTTAACCATTTAGTATCTGAATTTTTAGTTTGGTCTCCCCACAAGCTATCTTGTCTTTCTCTTTCAGCTAAAAGAGAGTGTAAAACTTCTGCTCTTGTAATTTCAGTTTCTTTAGGGTCTAACATTAACTTGTCTCGTCTAAAATAGCATCTACTTTACTATCAACTTGCCTTCTTACTTCTTCCCAAACTTTATCTATAGTCTCTTTGCTTTTATCTAATTGATCTTCTACAGGAGAATCAGTATCAACTTCGTTAATTGTAACATCAACTCTACTATATTGATTACTGTTCATATCTCCAACTCTAAATGTAAATCCTAAATGTACGTCTATTTTTGCCATTTCTACTCCTTAAACTTCGACTGTATCCCAATCGATATGATCTTCAACTTTAGTTTCTTCTACAGGAAGGTCTTCTTCTAATTTTCCTGCTATTACCCAATTAAGTCCGTTTTGTTTTGAGAACGAGACTTCTTGTTTTGAAGCCCAAGAAGGTTCACAAACCTCAACATCTACTTTCAATGGTATATCTAAAGTATTAATTTCTAATAAATTTTTAATTTCATGTGTTACAGTATGCAATTCATCTACATGAATTTCACAAATAATCTCGTCATGTACTTGTAACAACATATTACTTTTCTTATCTTGTAAATATTTATGTACTTTTATCATTCTTTCACTTAAAATATCAGCACTAGTTCCTTGAACTAAATAGTTAATACCTTTATAAGCAAATTTAGGTTCTATTACATATAATCTTTTATATTTATTAAACAAATGTCCTTGTTCTTGTACTTTTCGCATTACATTATTAATAAATATTCTAGACCCTTCAATATTTTTAAAATAATTCTGTTTGTATTTTTTTGCTTCTTCTACAGAAGTTCCTAATTGTGAGGCTAACCTAGCATTTCCTATTCCATATATCACTCCAAAAGTAATTGCTTTAGCAGCTTGCCTATATGTTTTAAAATTAGGGTGGTTTTCAGAAACATTAAAAGCTAATTTAGCTGCTTCTGAATGAAAATCTAAATCTCCTTTCTTTAAAAGCTCATCAAACTTTGGATTCTTCAAATAACTTAGAAATACCCTTACTTCCATTTGAGAGTAATCAAACGAGATTAACATATGATCTTTTCTAGGTACAAATAATCTTCTAATTGATATTTCTTTGGGATCATTTTCATCAAAAGATTCGTCTCCTATAAATCCCCAAGTATCCAATACTTCATCATCTAAATGAGCAATGGGTTCTTTTCCTTTTGCAGATAAAGAAGCATTTATTTTATTGATTATATCTTTTCTTTCTTCTGCTTCAAACTTTCTATCTGATAACTTAAAGTGATTTCTAGGTACATTTTGTAGATTAGGGTCTCTAGAAGAGAGTCTACCTGTTAAAGTTCCCCAATTGCAGAAAGAAGTATGTAAAATTTCTATTTCTTTAGGCTCTAACAAAGATTCAACATAAGTACTTTTTAATTTGTCTAAAGTCCTATACTGTCTTACTAAACCAGCAATTGGATTATTAATTCTAGATAAAGCTTCTTCATTCCAAGATTGTTTTCCTTTAGGAGTTTTCACAGGAGATTTAATACCTCTTTTGTTTAAAGCTTCCCCTAACTGTTTAGTACTTCCTATATTTATTTCACTATCATTTAAAAGTACTTGAACCTTCTTCTCTACTTCATTTTTTCTTTTTTCTAGTT